ATCTCTTTCCCAAGGCATCAGTCCTTCAATTTCCCATAAACTCCATTTATGGTATTGCATCAATGAAAAATTAAGTTTGTAATAATTTTCCAAATCTATATAACAAAGTCCTATGCGAAAAAACTGGACAAACCCTCCAACACAACTTCACTTTCAACTTCAGTATTTGGATTCTTGACTTTAACAGTATGAGAAAGTTTTGGCATTGTTTCAAAGAACTTTTCAATCTGTTTGAATTGAGATGAGTTCATTTGATCCAAAAACTCAATCAGTTCTTTCTTTGTTACATCAGCAGCAGACCAGACTTCTTCTTCATTATAAATCTTGTCTACACAAGAAGCAACTAGATCAAATGACTGATCCATTGAATTGTTTTCATTAAAATCAAAGTTATTTTTAATGAATTGATCCAATGACGGATACTTCATTTCCATCACGATAGATTGATCTACTTGAATTTTAGTTGTATGCTCTTCATTTTTTTGCACTTTAATTTCATCAATATCAATCTTCACTGGAACATAAGTTTCTCCATCATCTGGACAAACAATATTAACTTCAATCTCTTCTCCAACAGATTTACCGCGAATATTAAGGAAAAGATACTCAATATCAAAAGTAGGTAGCGATTCTACCTTTACTCCTTTTGTTTGAATACAATTCTTAATAACGTTCTTAATTGCTGTTGTAATTTCTTTGGTATTCTCACTTTCAAGTGCTAATACAAGAAGTTTTTCTTCTCGCACAAGAAAAGGGCGATACTGAATCGTTTGCCCAGTAGAAGGTAGTTCCAACTCATGTGTTGGCGTAGAGATCTTTGGTAAAGGCATAATAACCTATAGAAGTTTCAGTATGATTATTTAGTCTGGAAATAGACGTTGCCCAGCATAATTTGTCAACGGTCTAGGCCATACTCCATACTCAACTAATTCATCAGGAACTACTGGATTTCCTGGAGAAGAAGCAGGTGCTTGTTGTACTGCTTGCTGTTCAGCTTGTTGTGTTGGAGTTTGCTCTTGTTTTGGTGGAACAAGAATATCACCACCACCAACAATATATCTTGAATAATTAAAGGAGACAGTGCATTTTAGTAATTGAGATGAATCATAAGAAACTGGCATTGAATTAATACTAATTGGATATGCATTCAAAAATCTATACTGCAATACTCTTCCGGTGTAGTCTCTCTCAAATTTTTTAAGATATATTGTTGTTTTATATCCATCACCATCTCCTAATCCAGGAAAATTAACTCTGTAATTAAAATTAGGCAATTCTATTCCTGCATTTGGAACTCCAGTCGCAACATTAGTATACTGTTCGTTTACAATGTAAGACATCCAATTCTCAAAAAAGAAAATTATATTATAATCATGATCAACATAGAAAGTAAAGTCTGCTCTATCATCATACTGTCTTCTGTATACGTGCCTTTCAGTTACTCCGGTGAAGTCATTATTAATTTCATGAGTTGCTAATGAAGAACCAGGTAATGATGCATCGGAACAAGATAGGTTAAAGAACTCTGCAGACGATCCACTAATTTCAAATCCATAACCATTTCCAAGTCCCGCATTGTTTCTATGCAAATTAACCCAATCTCTTACAGGTTGCGGCGGATTAAAAGAGCACTCAAAGTGAGAAGTTAATGCGGGATTTAATATAGATGACTTTAACTCAGATACTGTTCTAGGTCTTGGTGATGGCGAAGGCATCTATCTATAAATATTTCTACTGATATATTATGTAGTCTGGATAATGGCAGAAAGTATTAAGAGCAAATACAAACCAGAGTATCCTCAAAAATACAAAGGGAATCCCAACAATATTATTTGTAGAAGTAGTTGGGAACGAAAGTTTTGTCGTTGGTGCGATTTAAGTGAGCATATAATTTCTTGGGGCAGTGAAGAATTTTACATTCCTTACATATCACCAATTGATAATAGAGTTCATAAGTATTTTCCAGACTTTATTATCAAAGTTAAAGAGCAAACTGGCGAAATTAAAACTTATGTGATTGAAGTAAAACCAAAGAAACAAACTGTTCCTCCACAGAAAAAATCAAGAGTGACAAAATCATACATACACGAAGCAAAAACTTATGCAGTCAATCAAGCAAAGTGGGAGGCAGCAAAAGAATTTTGTGCTGATAGAATGATAGGATTCAAAATTATCACAGAAGATAATCTAGGTATTAAGTAATGGCAAAAGGTTTCGGTCAATATATTGAATCAAGTTCAAAAAGAGTTAATGAACTAAAAGCGAAACTAAAGAAATACAAATATACCAAACCTGATGATATTATGATGACTATCATGGAAGTCTTTCGTGAAGGAGACTTTGTTCCTGACGTTGGAAAATATTATACCTTCATATACTCAGCAAAAACAAAAGGATTAAGATATGACGAATTTCCACTAATTGCAACTCTTTCCATCGAAAAGTGGGGATTTCGTGGTCTTAATTTTCATTGGGGAACAGTTAGAAACTACACCTGGTTTGAAGTTAATAGTAGACTATTAGAAATCAAACCAAATGAAATTGATTATTTTCGTTCTCTTCAATATGCAAAATTCAGAACTAAATAAATAAAAAACATCTATAAATGTCTCTTACTTTACAAAAACTTGAGATACTGGCTCACCTTGTAAACGGGAGAGATTTCTGATGGCATCAGCTTTTAGTGGAGAAAAAATAATAACCATAGAAGGAAAAAAATATCAGGTTAGAACAGCAACTGAATATCAAACCGGACTTGGAGTTCAGGGAACTTTAAGTACGACAGCACCAATTAGATACACTGTTCAATATAGACCAGAACCTTTTACTCCTTTAACGAATTGGACTAATTTAGGAGAAAGAGATGTAACAAATAAAAATAATTGGATTTTTACGCCTGCTGCTGGAACTGGATTTCAAAAAGCACTTATTGAAAATAGTCCAAGTAGTTTAACCACTTCTTTAGATGATGCAACAACAAATGCACTAAGTAAATCTGCTGGAGTAACTAAACAACAAGCCACACAAATCTTACAAGTTGCACCTAATAAAGCTCCTATAGGATCTGATCCAAACCAACCTGAACCACTAGGAACTACAACTAAAGAATCGGTTAATCTCGATAACGTCAATCCAGCAAATTTAGAAATAAATGATGGAAATAAAGAGCTATCAGATAATACTGAAAAAATAGAAACTAATTATGGAAGCATTGATGATTTAAGATATCCTTTCAAATTAAATTTAGATACACAAGATTGTATTCAATTTAAGATGTTTAGATATGTAGGCAGAAGTCTAGGCGCAATATCAGAAGAAACAATTGGAAATACAAAAATTTCGGGTCCCGGTGCCACTACAAGAAGAGGGACAGAAATAGTAGGAACAGTTACGCTACCTATTCAACCTTCTATTAGTGATAGTAATGGAGTGGAATGGGGAGGAACACCACTTAATCCAATTCAAGCATATGCAGCATCCATAGCAAGAGGTGCTATGGACGAAAATGGTAGTGTAGCAGATTTGGCATCTGATATATTCGGAAAAGTTTCTCAAAATTTAAAAGAACTAAAAAATAATAAAGATTTGCAAAATGCTTTTAAATTATATTTAGCACAAGAGGCAGTCGGTATTCAAGGATTATTATCAAGAACAACTGGAGCAATTTTAAACCCAAATTTAGAATTACTTTTTAATGGACCAACATTAAGAAATTTTAATTTTACATTTAGACTTTCACCAAGAAGTGCTAAAGAAGCAGAAAATGTAAAAAAAATTATTAGGTTTTTTAAACAGGGAATGTCGGTCAAAACTTCTAATACTACAGTATTTTTAAAGGCACCGAACATCTTTCAAATAAAATACATTTCTGGTTCAAAGGATCATCCGTCATTAAATAGAATTAAAGATTGTGCTCTTCTTGGATGTGATGTTGATTATACGCCAGATGGAACTTATATGACATTCAATGATAGTGGAAAAACAATGACATCATATCAACTAACTCTAAGATTTGGCGAACTTGAACCAATCTATGAGGACGATTACTTCAATTCAGGATTAAACAAAGGAGATATAGGTTTCTAATATGGCAAGTTACTTCCGTCAAGTTCCAGATTTTCAGTACGTCAGCAGATTACCAAATTCACAAAGTATATCTGATTATATTACCGTAAAGAATTTATTCAAGCGCGGAAAACTACGTGAAGATATTTTTGGAAATCTACAGTTCTTCACAAAATATAAAATCATTGGAAACGAGAGACCAGATAATGTTGCATACAAAGTTTATGATGACGAAACTCTAGATTGGGTTGTACTTCTCTCAAATAACATTCTTAATGTTCAAACCGAATGGCCATTAAGTCAACAAGGATTTGATAATTTCCTTTTAGAAAAGTATGGATCCTATGATCAGATCTATGCAGTTCATCATTATGAAACGAATGAAATTAAAAATACGAATGGAATCTTAATTATTCCTGCTGGTCTACAAGTTCCATCAAACTTCACAACAACTTATTATGATGATATTTTAGGAAGACAAGTAACTCAAAGAAACTTCACTAGAGCAGTTACTAACTTTGAGTATGAACAGAAATTACAAGATGATAAGAGAAATATTTTTATATTGAAACCAACATATCTAAACGTAGTGTTTAATGATATGGAAGAGATTATGCCATATAAAAAAGGTTCTCAGCAATATGTTTCCGAGAACCTTAAGAAAGGAGATAATATTAGGTTATATACCTAATCAATCTTCTGCCAAGCGTTGAAAATACGAAAGCGCATCGTCTTCATCTTCATCAGAAGAATTGATAGTAGGCAGTGAAGGAGACTTAGAGCGAGCATAAGATTGCTCCAGTTCTTCTACCACACGATCCTGAGCGGTAGGAGTTTGTGTATACTCCTCCAAATCGTCTTCCTGTTCAACTACAGCACGAGAGCGAGTAGGAGTCTGAAGACCAAGAACAGCATTCAGACGTGCATCAAGTTCTTCATAGGACTTGAATTGATCAGGAGCAATTACTGCTGCCAGAGAATACTCTTTCTTCCAGATGGCTTCCAGAGCATCGTCATCATCCAGTAGTGGTTCAACAGAACCAAATTCTGACTTGTCGTAGTTCCAATACCCATCTTTCTTTACGATTTTGAGTTTGAAATTAGCACCCTGCCAGAAGTCAAAAGGATTAATAGGAGTTTCATCTTCAAACTCAGGTTGCATTGCTTCCATGATCTTATCAAAGATCTTCTTACCATATTTGAAGAGGAAGACTTTACCTTCGTTTTGTGGATTTGTAGGATCTTTTACAACGTAGATATTGCTGTAATAAGACAGTTTACGCTTTTGCTTGCGAACAGTTTCTTTATCCTTATCGCTACCACTGTTCCACAGTTTGCGATTGTGTTCGGATACAGGATCTTTCTGACCCATAGTGGTCAGAGAGTTTTCAATATACCAACCACCAGGACCTTGAAAACCGTGAGAATACATCTTTGCCCAAGGAACATCTTCTCCTTCGGGAGCGGGCAAGAAACGAATAACAGCAAAACCGTTTCCAGTTTTATCCATCTCAGGTTTCCAGAGACGCTCATCAGCGCCACCAGAAGTGTTGCTCATCTTCTCAACTTCCTTTACAAGTTTGGAAGTGAGAGAACCAAGTTTAGATTGCTTTTTAAGATCTGAAAAAGACATTAGATTACCTCGGATTAATTAGGATTTGGCTTTTGTGTACCTCGTTATTCTACAGGTCTGAACCTGTTTTGTCAATCTGCTGCTTCATCACCTCAAGCATCTGAGACATGTTATTGAGAATGATATTCATGTCAGTGCCAGGAGGCATTCCCATCATAATAGCAGATTGCATAATTCGTTCTTTCATTTCAATTGCTTCTGGATCATCCGACAAACTCACTCTTGTATAAAGAACTTTTTGTTTATCAAGAAGTTTTTCCAAAAGTTCTACATGTTGAAGTTTCTGTTCTTTTGACATCGCAGGAAACTTAAAGACATTTGAATAAACATCTTCTTGCAATTCTGCAATCTCGGTCATCTCTGCACGGACAACCTCAGAATTAAAGAAACTCATGAATCCTCCAGAACAATCTCTTTCAAGATTTTACGAAAACGAAATACATCAATATTTAGAAAAGGATTATATTTTTTAATCCTACGACTGACGGTTTGCCACACCGGGTCTTGAAGTTTCTTATCAAACTTATTCCCGAACAGGAAAATTCTATCGTAGATGACTAGTGTTTCTAAGCTAATTTTACCATTCAGGAATTTTTTAAGAAGAATAGGATGTCCTTTAGAACACTTAAAGACATCCTCAAATTTATTTTCTTCAAAGAGACTTTGTGATTCTTCTTTGAAGATATAGGAAAGTGATTGAATTTTCTTTTGCCAGTTTTGATATCTTGCTTCTCCTTCTTTGATCATTTCACCAATCCAAAGAGTCTCTGGATCATTACAAGATACGAAGTTAGAAACAAAAAAATCTATAACCTCTTGATCTGTCTTTTGTCTGGAGACTTTTTCGAACCACATCCTGTCTTTACGTTTGTAGAAAGATTGGAGTGTTGCGCGGCTCTTTCCACAATATTTGAAATAATCATAACTGTCCTTGGTGAAATGATTCTTCAAGGACAGATAAGTTTTATAAGAATCAAATGGAACCACTTTTCTTATTTCTCCTCTCACGTTGCCGAGCAAGATATTCTGAACGATATGGTTCTGTGTTGCGTCGTTCCCTGCGTTTGCGATTAATTTCATCACGGTTTTCATCAAGTATTTTTGCTGCTTTTTGCCTTAAACGTTCCTGATTATCATAATACCATTTACGTTTTCTTTCAATTTCTGCTTGTTTTCTTTGCTCATAAGTTTTAAAAATAGACTTATTTCCTTCACCACCAATAGTCATATTTCTCAATATGCCAGTTCCATCACATTTGCGTCCATATTTTTCTATCATTTCCATTTCATACTGATAAGCAGAAATCTCATCTTCAAATTCTTTAAGAATAACTATTCTATTTTTATCTTTCGGACGCAAATCTAATCCATTTGCGCGAGGATGTTTTAAATAGGCTCTTTGCCCTCTTCCTTTTCCAATATAATATGGAGTTCCATCTTCACGCAAATAAGCATAGCAGTAATACATTATTAAACTAAAATAAATCTAATAATATTTATACAGGAGTTAATCAAACGGCATCATTTATCAAAGGGGTAGTTTCGCTCTGGAACTCCTCTTTAAAAAGTTAAGTTCCATTGCTTCATACTTAAGTTTTTCTTTCAATGGTTTGGAAATCAATTTAGGAACTGATTCCAAATCAATATTGTTTTGTTCGCAGAAATGAATAATCGCGTCAATATAATTCATCTCCACATTTATTTGCACAAGATGTTCAATTTCTTGTGCAAATCGTGATGGACAGAAAAATTTACTTTCTAGTACTTTCTCTAATTCATTCTCCATCTGGCCTAGTATTGTGAGATACAAATTCTTTAATATAACGAACTAATAGTTTAATATAGTCTGATTTGTTTCTTTTGTCAAATACTTTGACCTCACCTCCAGGAGTGACCATTAGTGTAATCAATTTGACTGGAGGAATGTCAGTGAGTTCGTAATATGCAGCAGCATAAAACATCTCTTGAACAAAATAGTTTTCAATCCATTCCTCTGGTTTAATTTTTTCTGATGTCTTGAAATCAATGACTGCTAGTTCTCCTTCATACTCTGCAATACAGTCTACTCTTCCAGCGAGTCCAAGATACTCAGAGTAAAGTGTTCTTTCAATTGCATGAATATTATTTATCTTGTCAAGATAAGGTTTAGCATGATGAAACATGAACTTTGTTAGTGGTTGATAATCATCCCAGTTCATTTCTTTGTTTTCAAGATAGTCCTGACAAACTTGGTGGAAATCAGTACCTCTTGCTGTTGCCTTTTTAGTAATACGATTTGCTTCTTCAAGTCCAACTCTCTTTCTCCACTTAACAAAGATCTCACGATTATAAAAAGAAGTCACTGATGTGATGGATGGCACCCATGCTCCACTTGGTAGGTTATAGAGACGGATGCCATTTTTTTCTTTTTTTTCTAATTCAAGATCACCTAGGTAATTATGATGAATGAATGTCATAGATTTAGTTCCGTCTTCGCAATGATATACTCTTTAACTAATCCTGAACGAACAATATCATCAATACCAAATTCAATTACATCAAAAGAAGGCATCACACGTAGAATCTTCATGAAGTCAATAATGCCATTCTTCTCATTGGTCTTAATTAGATCACTTTGAGTAGCATCACCGCAGAACATAATCTTACTATTTTCACCAACACGAGTAATGATAGAATCAAGTTCGTGGAAATTTAGGTTCTGGAATTCATCAACGATAATGATTGCATTGTCCAGAGTTGTACCACGAATAAAAGAAGTGCTCCAAAAACTAATTGTTCCTTGTAGTTTCAAATTACCATAGAGCATTTCAAAAGATGCATCATCTGGCATTTGGAACATATACTTTACCATATTCTTGTAAGGAATTTGATAAAGTGAGGACTTGTCTTCGTGATCACCAGGAAGAAATCCAATTTCACGAGTAGCAACAAGAGACCTAACGATATAGATTTTTTCGTAAGGACTTCTTTCATCTAAAACATCTTGAAGAGCATTGTAGAGTGTGATAAAGGTTTTACCTGTACCAGCAGCACCATAAGCAACAATATTTTTATGATCTTCGTATGCCGTGTAAAGTAGTTTTTGATTATCAGTGAGAGGATCAATGTCTCTCATTAAATCAGCACTGATTGGTTTCTTACGCTTCATTTGTTTAGCAGTAAGTCCAACACCAATTGGTTGATCGTTCGTTCTTTTTCTTGCCATATAAAATCAGATTGGTTTTACTTTTGAACCTGGTGCTTTTGATGCTTTGTGAAGAACATCATTCCACCCTGGATGAGACTTCTTAAGTCTATCATAGATTTCTCCAACTTCTCCAGAATTAGGACACGTTGAAGGATCACTCCAATCTCTATCCCATTCTGAATTATCTTTTTTCCACTGGTCCCAATCATGAACACTCATCGTAACTTCTTTTTGTTCGCCAGTTACTTTATTATAAACAGGATATGTTGCCAAATTGTTTCCTCCATTTTATATGAGAGTATTTATTCAATGGTAATAGATGGTGCATCATCGCACTCTACACAATCAATACATTCATCCATATCTGGATTTTCTTTAAGAAACTTTTGAAAATCTTCTTCCGATAATAAGACTTTAAATACATGTCTTGTAAGATGGTCTTTTACACACCAACTCTTCATAAAACCTCAGGGAGAAAGTCTTGCTTTATGAAGACGTTTCTCTTCATAATATTTCCACACATGTGGAGACCACTTTTCAAGTTGAGGTGCAATTTGTTCACAAAGTGCTTGAATTTCTAATTGAGCATCCATTTTTGCTCTCAAATCCAAAAGATGTAAAACTGAACGAAGATTAAAAGAAACTACAAAGTTTTGACGAATTGCCTGTGCAAGATAGTCACGAATATGTTCTTCACACATTCCTTTTTCATATTTTACTGCATAACGCTTACATCCTTCTACAATCCAGTTGAGTTCATCTACATAATCATCTTCTGTCCAATCATACTTTTTACCATAACGATTAGTATAAAATCCTGGTGGACGAACATAAAATACATCTTCTGGTTTTAGTTCTCCATTAGCAACCTTAATGACTCTTTTTCCAGTGTATCGTTGCGATTGAACATCAAAACTAACACCTACTCTATGAGTCCTTGCTTGCATTGCAACGTTGTGAACATACCCAGATACCGAAAAAGTAATTGAAGGATGTTCTAGAGGTCCCCAGTGTCCTTTCTCGTTGCTTAAAAGACGTTCAACAACCCACTCTCCACATTCACTTGGTTTAGGAATTTTTTGACTGTGAATTGGTGTTTCTGAATAGTCACATTTTCCTGCTTGATAAATTACTTGTTCCGGAAGTGGATAGCACTGAAGCATTACTACTTCAAGATTTTTATCCCTCTCAAGAAGGTCTTTTGCTTTAATAGGTTTCACAGTCCATCTCCATCATCATCGTTTGTAAGTTTGTACTTTTGATTCACTCTCATTAAATCTGCTAGTTCATCACTCTCATCATAGAACACCTCATCATAATCATCAATGTAAGGTGCTATTTCTTCATACTGAATCTCTGGTTTATATGCATCTACATCAGAATATACTTCTGATTTAAGACATTCAACAAGAGATTCAAGGTTTCTGATGATTAACTTAAGCTTTTCTTTATCCATCTTGATTAAACCTCACAAAGGTAATTATAGTCAAAAAAAAGAGGGGAGTCAAGTCCCCTCTCATATCAAGCAACTTGTGGTTGCTTTGCCATATTAATTTGAGCAATATAAAGAAGTTTTTCTTTCTTTGCTTTTCTCTTAAGATAACGAACGAAGTAAGTATTCATCACTTATGTCCCTCCTTTACAAACTTAACACCACGATAGGTTTCGTTGTATTGTTGGGGTTGCTGCATCATTTGCTGTTGATACTCCAGGCGCTTTTGAGTATCATACTCAATACCGCGATATACTACTTTAGACATTAGGTTTTCTCCTTAGTTTTTTAAGTTAAAGAGCGTTCCTTCAGTCGGCGTTTGCGTTCGCTATTTGCGAATAGCGAATGAACGATCCGTTCCGCGTCGGCTTACTTCCGTCCCATTGGGATGAACGTAAGGTCATTATAGACCCATCGATCTATATATGCAAATTTTTTTGTAAAATAAGATACAAAACTTATCTTTCTATAAATTCTAACTTATATCTTTGTGGATATAATTGTGCTATTATTATATCACAACCAATCTTTGGATTGCAATCTCCACAGGTATAAACATCTACTGCTGCTTTACCTTCCTCAGGCCATGTATGAATACTGATATGACTTTCTGAAAGTAGAGATATAATAGTGCATCCCTGTGGTTCAAACTTCTTTGAGATAGTTTGAACCACAGTAGCACCACTAGCAACTGCTGCGTTTTCTAATAAGTCAATAAGACAACGTTCATCGTCCAAAAGAACAAATGAACATCCATACAAATTTAAAAGATAATGCTTACCCATTCCCCTCAGATTGTTTTAATAGTTCACTCACATAGGTCTCAGTTCCATCCATAGTCTTAACTGCAAATAGAGGAGATTTCATATACTTTTTAACTTTTTTATATTTTTTTAGAAGTTTTTTTACTTCATCTTTATTGATTGCTACTTCAATCTTTTCTTCACTAAAACCTTCACTCATCTTCCTTTCTTTTTCTTTTCAGGTTGTTTCAATCCCCACAGTTTAGGATTTGCTCTTCCGTATCCAAAATCAATTTTTTGAATTGATTTTGGACCAAATTTGTCATAGTACATATCAAAAATGCGAACTCTTGATCCTCTTACAAGATCAAGATGTTCTTCATCATCAACATTATACCAGATCAAATAAGCATCATTAGGATAAGAAGTATCTTTTGCTTTGTCAATCGTAGTCTTTTCTAAAAGGACCTCGCATCCATATTCATGGGGCAGAACTTTTTTTTCTTTTTTTGAATATTCTGCCATTTTCTTTTTTTCCTCTGCAACTACTGTCATGAGCGTCCCCCCCAAACAATATCTGGATAAGCCTCTTTCACAATATCAAAAGATATTTTATATTTATTCGTAAGTTTTTTATCTTTAACCAAACAGACAATTTCTGCTTCAAGAGGATGAAGTCCTTGAAGAATGTTAATAAACATTGTTTCTCTACGAAGAGAACTCAATGAATTATTGCCACCTTTTACAAAATTAAAAAACATAGTATATTCTCTTCTAATTGATGATTTTCCCTGATCCATAGAACCAAGAGATTTTGAATCCAATTCGCTCATTTTAGAAACAGCATCTTCAATTTTTTCACTAAGAGTTCCACTATAAGATGTTTGTTCTCCAGTGCTTGCATAAGGAACATCTCCTTCAGGAAGAAGAGAAATTACACTTTCATCAAAGTTCCAAATAAAAATTGTTTTTAGTGAGTCATGCTCATAAGTCTTTAGAACTTCTACTTTTTTTGCATTACTTTTTTGTTTTGAAGCAAGTTCTAGAACTTCAAATACAAAAGGATTTGTCGGAAGAGTTTCAATTGGTTTTTCAGCTGTCTTCTTCCTCGTCGTCATAGTCATAATAGTTTTCGTTTTCAAATCTTACTGATACTATTTCGTCAGGAATTACCTGACCATTTTCATCAAAAAACTCTGGATGTAAATACGGAGGTTTTGATTCTTCTAAGTGCCTATAGGTTAACCAACCTATTATACTTCCAACCATAAAAAAGAGCAACGTGAACATTACAGAGAATGTAATTACATATGCTGTTTCCATTTGTTTTCTCCAGAGAGTTTATTTTCTTCTGACATCAAAGTGAAATTCTATAAAGAAATGAAACTCTCTACGGAAAAGAGAGATCATCTTACCAAACTTCACTTGAAAAGTTTTTGGTTTTTCTGATCTTCTCCTCCTATTCCTAAGTAGTAACTCAACACCTCGATTAATTTGAGGTTCTGATTTATTTAGTTTCCTTTTTTCGTCTTCCTGGCCTCTTGTCATGTTTATACTTCCAAGCATCTTCAAGTATATTAGAAAGATAATTTCTTATCTTTCTTGCTTGTGGTTTTGGAATATGTCCATACCCTTCACGAAGTTGTCTATGAATTTCATCAGATCCACCCTCAAGATAATCATCCAAATCTATTACTAAATTGCTGATTTCGTTAGCTGTATTACTCTCAATAAATTCTTCAACTTCTACTTTTTTAGCTCCACGAATTTTTAAGTAATCATAAAATTTTAAGACAAACTGTCCTTGAAAAGCATAGTCAATAGCTTTTTCTACATCGCCATAGACTTCGTGAAATGTGCTGCTCATTAAACTAAATTTTGCTCCTTTAGATATTGAACTGTATCGGTACACCCTCCGATATGTTGGTCATTTACAATCACTTGAGGAAAAGTAGATCCTTGTCCAAACTCTGCATAGAATTCTTCTCTTGTAAAATCAGTGTCCAATTTATAAACTACATGCTGTAGTTTCGTCAACTCTAGCACTTGTTGAACTTTTGTGCAATATGGGCAACCGTCTTTTGAATAAACTGTAAACTTCATAATTCTTATAAAACTGAAAGTTATTTAGCGTTTACTGGAATTCCTTGTCCTTCAGGAAGCCACACTTGCTGTTGAAGTTCTATTGGAGGCAGTTCTTCTTTTGCAGCAGGCAATCCTTGTTGTCCAGGAAGTTGTTTATCTGTTGTTGATGTAACTGTAATTACTTGATCCATAATGAACTTTTGCTTTCGATAAATTCTTTTGTCTGGATCAAAACCAATCATTGCAAGCGCATCATTTTCTTCACCACAATGAGCAATTACTCTACCTGTGGTTTTATCTATCACCACCCAATAATCATACATTCTTTTTCTTCTTATTGTTTTTTGTATTATAAGTTTCTTTTGATGGTCTGTAAAGACCTGGCCAAGTATCACGAATGATCTCTGCAAGTTTATAAGGTGTTTCAGGATTAATCATATTATCTTGTTAAATGACCCCCAAACATATAACGCATTCCATTTAAGATCTTTGCTCCGAATGATCCGAGATTGCGTGAGTTAAATCTTTCAAATAGGGCAGTAGTAATAACAGGAGCGGGAACCCCCAAGTCCACAGCGGCAGAAACAGTCCAACGACCCTCACCGCTGTCGGATACGCCTCCAGAGAACTGTTTAAGGCTACCATCCCTGCGTAACACATCAGCAGTAAGATCGAGTAACCAACTACCAACCACGCTACCACGACGCCATAGCTCAGCCACTTCAGCAACATCAATATCATAGCAATAACTTTCTGGGTCTGCCATTGGAGCAACCTCAGCATCTCCTTCTTTAACATACCGAGAACCTGCGTTAGCGTTCTTTAAAATATTAAAACCTTCAGCATATGCTTGCATAATACCATACTCAATACCATTATGCACCATCTTTACAAAATGTCCTGCACCTGGACCACCACAATGCAACCATCCATATTCAGCAGAAGTTACATCAGATGTTGGATCCGTTCTATGGCAGGAGTGAATGTCTGGGGAGAGGGCGGAAAATATCTTTGCACAAGTGGCGACTGCAGTATCTCCACCTCCAACCATAAGACAGTATCCACGATCCAAACCATAAACACCACCGCTAGTGCCACAATCAATATATTGGATACCCATCTTTGCCAGACGTTCTGCTCTCTTCCGACTGTCTTTAAAATTGCTGTTGCCATGATCAATAATAATATCTCCTTCACCACAATATCGTAGTAATTCATTAATCGTCTCCTCTACAGTTTCAGCAGGCACAACCATTTGAAAAATGCCTGGTTTATTTTCATTCTTAACTACTTGAACAAGGATTTGTATAGTATCTGCAATACCATTAACATATCCATTTTCAAATGCTTCTTGTGCCTTTTCATAATTTCTTCGATAACCCCAGACTTCTATTCCTGCCTTCATCATACGACGAGACATTCCTTCTCCCATCCTTCCTAGTCCTATTAGTCCTACTTTCATTTAACCCTCCCAAGATTCGTACTGTTGTCTAAAATAAGTATCAACTTTTCTCAAATCATCCAAATGAACATCACAAGTATAATTATGTTCATCACACCATTCTAATGCAAATGCATGTATTCTTTCATCACTTCTAATTTTTGGTACTCCATAAATTCTAGCAAAAGATGACATTACAAAATGCCAACATTGATGCTCTTTCTTCATTTTCCTGCGGATTTAATAACATCATCCCAATCTTTCTGAAAGAGTTCTAGACCCTTATCAGTCATAATGTTCTTATACATCGACCAAAATACAACTGGAGGGATTGTAACGACATTTGCACCAGCAAGAGCAGATTGTTCTACTTGCCTCACATCACGAAGAGATGCTGCAAGAATTTGTGTAGATGTTCCTGAGTAATCAAATGCCTTACGGATGTTCTTGATGAGTTCAATTCCATCAATAGAATTGTCCATCCAACGACCAACGAATGGTGAGATGAATGTTGCACCTGCTTTGGATGCAAGAATTGCCTGTGCTACAGAAAACACAAGGGTTACATTGACTTGAATTCCTTTATCGGAAAGAAACTTACAAGCCTTAAGTCCTTCTACCGTGCAGGGAACCTTAATGGTGACTGCAGGTGCGATTGTGTAATATTGATGTGCTCGTGAAAGCATTTCTTCTGCAGTATCAGCAACAACCTCTGCTGAAATACTTTCTAGTTTTGAAAAAGACTTTGTTATTTCTTCAATAACTTCTAATAGTTGTCTGCCACTTTTAAGAATTAAAGTGGGATTTGTAGTGACTCCATCCAATAGTCCAGTGTCATATGCTGAACTAATCATTGAAACATCTGCTGTGTCTAAAAAGATCTTCATAAAAAAGCAAGAACTCATTTCTAATTATAATGAGTTCTTGTTAATGTGTTAGATTTTGTTATGAATTGAAGATATTATTTTAATATTTTTTCCAAACAATATATTCCATCAGTATTCATAATCAAAATCTTGATGGAGTATATTCCATATCTTCAAGAATATTATTTAATATTTCTCCATATTCTTTGAATCTTTTATCTCCTGCAATAAAACGACGCTGGCGCACCCATACAGCATCTGCCAAGAGTTTAATTTGATTTTCAGTAAGTGTTAAAGTTTTCATTCTTAAAAAGCAACACATCTTTATGTAGGAATATTAAATGTCTTGTATTACAGACATTATAAACATAAAGAAACCGAATGCTATGAATAGTGTAAGTATAAGAAGCATAAAAAAAGGAGTTCTTGTGGAACTCCTCTATTTATTTTTAAAGGGCATTTCCGCGAGGGAGAACTTCTTCTGGAAATACAAAGTTCTCATGAGGTTGGTCTACTGGTGCCATCCAAGCACGTAGTCCTTCATTTAGAAGGATGTTTTTTGTGTAGAAAGTCTCAAACTCTGGATCTTCTGCTGCACGAACTTCCTGTGATACGAAATCGTATGCTCTAAGGTTAAGAGCGAGTCCAATAATTCCAATACTAGATGTCCAGAGACCCATAACAGGTACAAACAACATAAAGAAATGGAGCCAACGCTTATTACTAAAAGCGATACCAAAAATTTGAGACCAGTACCTATTCGCTGTAACCATTGAATAAGTTTCTTCTTCTTGGGTGGGTTCAAAACCTTTGAAAGTGTTTGCTTTGTCTCCGTCTTCGTAGAGGGTGTTTTCAACCGTTGCACCATGAATAGCACATAGCAGAGCACCTCCTAGTATACCAGCAACTCCCATCATATGAAAAGGGTTGAGGGTCCAGTTGTGGAAACCTTGCAGAAACAGAAGGAACCTGAAGATAGCAGCAACACCAAAAGATGGTGCAAAGAACCAACTGGATTGTCCCAGTGGATACATAAGGAATACAGAAACGAATACTGCAATAGGACCAGAGAATGCGATTGCGTTATAAGGACGAATACCGACCAGTCGTGCAATCTCAAACTGGCGAAGCATAAATCCAATCAGAGCGAAAGATCCGTGGAGCGCCACAAAAGTCCAGAGTCCCCCAAGTTGGAACCACCTGATGATATCCCCTTGAGACTCAGGACCCCAAAGTAGAAGAAGAGAATGACCCATAGCATCTGCTGGAGTACTAACTGCTGCAGTAAGAAAGTTTGCACCCTCAAGGTAAGAAGACGCCAACCCGTGGGTGTACCAGCTTGTAACAAACGTTGTGCCAGTAAGCCAGCCACCAAGGGCAAGATAAGCAGTGGGAAAAAGTAATAGTCCAGACCAACCCACAAATACAAAGCGATCTCGTTTAAGCCAGTCATCCAGGACATCAAACCATCCTCGTTGTGAAATAGGTTGCGAAAGTGTTGAAGAAGTCATAACCTCCTAGTGATTTCTCATATTTATGTTAACATATGTTAACAAAGAGGTCAATGAGTATTAATTCTCATCCCCAATAAATCTGCCCAAGAGTGAATAAAACAAACACAAGAACTGTGAATACCATCATAGCTACACCTGCCCAAATGACCCAGGGTTCCATAGGATGATGTTGATTATTATGAGACATATTATTGGTGCTTTTGTAAGTATTTAACTGCATTAGTTAGTGTGCCGATATTATCTCCTACTAGTCCAAGCATTCTATTGCAGTTACTACACAACAATCCACGAACCTTTCCAGTATTATGATCGTGGTCTACATAAAGATTATTACTATCCTTCCTACCATTAGTATTTGGATTTAAACAAATAGCACATACTTCATTCTGTTCCTGCAAAAGATTTTGATATTCAGTTAATCCAAAATCCTGCCCATAAGTATACTTTAACATATAGTCTTTCTTATCATCATAAGAAGGTTTTTTGTCTTTATAGTCTTTACTGTAACAATCCTTACACCTCTTATGACCTTTATAATATTCAGAAATAAGTTTTTCTAAACCACACTTGTTGCAAGTAATGTGAGTTTTACTTGCCCAATTTTCTGCATAGGTTTTTTCTTCACACCTAATACATCTTCTACGACCTTCTCTAAAATCAGAGATAGGAAGTTCTTGTGTGCAGGTTCTACAAATCTTCGTGGTTCTCATTATGGTGTTTAATCTTTTAACTATTTATAAAATCTTAAACTCCATTATAGCATAAAAAAAGAGACCCGTAAAGGGTCTCTCATTATATCAACCGATTGCGGGAGCAGTAAGAGCAACTGGTGTTGCTTCTGCTGCGGCAAGGTCAAGTGGGAAGTTGTGCAATTTTGTTATCGTAGTGGTTCTTTATCCTCTACTTCTTACTATCACTAGTAAGTTCAGACTATCTCTTCATCCGTTCTGGATGTCGGGCATTCGTGGATGGATTATTGTTGGGACTCACCATCTAGTCGTTAGACCTTTCAGAAAACTTAAACCCTTTCTGACTTGGTACGGGATTGTCTCATAGAGAGTTTCCCCGTTTAACCCGATTTTACTAATGCTTATTCCTAAGCAAGAACACCAACAAATCTAGCGTTCCGTTCATGCATGACCTCCATTCCGAGACCTGCACGATTCAGTACATCTGCCCAAGTATTAAGGACACGACCTTGTGAGTCAATGATGGACTGATTGAAATTAAAACCGTTGCACTGAACCCTTAAATTTACCATCTTTAAGGAGTGGACTATATCTTCATCCATTTAGGATGTCGGGCACTTATTCCTGTTATTAAGGAGACTGAACTCCTCAGGTAGTCTCTGAACCTTTCCAAAGTGTACTTTGGACTTGGATGCTGATTACCCATTTATGGAGGGCTTCCAGCAGTTCACCCGATGTTTACCGTCAAATTGCTAAGACGGGACCCCGACGATTGAGGTTAAAAGCCATTGTAGAAACACCAAGAGCAGTGAACCAGATGCCTACAACGGGCCAAGCAGCAAGGAAGAAGTGAAGTGAACGTGAGTTATTGAAGGAAGCATATTGGAAGATAAGGCGACCAAAATAACCATGAGCAGCTACAATGTTGTAGGTTTCTTCTTCTTGTCCGAACTTGTATCCGTAGTTCTGTGACTCATTTTCTGTAGTCTCACGTACAAGACTAGAGGTGACAAGAGATCCGTGCATAGCAGAGAAAAGAGAACCACCGAAGACACCAGCAACTCCAAGCATGTGGAAGGGGTGCATCAGGATGTTGTGCTCTGCCTGGAATACAAGCATGTAGTTGAATGTACCAGAGATACCAAGAGGCATCGCATCAGAGAAAGAACCTTGACCGAAAGGATAGACCAGGAATACAGCACTCGCAGCAGCAACAGGTGCGCTATAAGCAACCATAATCCAAGGGCGCATACCTAGACGGTAAGAGAGTTCCCATTCACGACCCATATAGCAGTAGATGCCGATGAGGAAGTGGAAGACAACAAGTTGGAAAGGACCCCCATTATAGCAGTCGGGGGAACCATATGTTTCCATATGGACTGGACTATATCTTCATCTTATTTTTTATAAGATGTCGGGCGCTAATCTGGTATTACTCAACACGCTTGTTGAACCCAGTAGTCTCTGAACCTTCCACAGAAGTATCGTCTGTGGCTTGGATGCTGATTGGCATATTCTCTAAAATCCAACTACAAGAAATACCACTTGTTAAAAGTCTATTTCCATTAGCAACACTATTAAGATGTGAAGGATAAACTTTTACCCCATATTTTTCCAGAATAATAGAACAAACAGTTTTGAGTGTTTTATCTTCTTCTGGATTAAAAACTACATCCCCAAGATGATTACCAATAGTCCTTTCAGTTAGTTTTTCATAAATGTGAAATACTTTACTGTATTTTCTATTAGTAAGAGTTTCTTGTGTTGCATTCTTTGGATTTTTGTAGGCATAGTTGATAAGATTTTTACCAATCTTTTGCCTTACACTTCTTGGTTGTTTAAGAGCAGCAGACCGAAGTTGTCCGCTTTCTTTTGCAACCTTACCACCTCTTTTACCTGCAAGAGAAATAACTTGATGAATTATTTCCTCTTTTTTAGAGTATCCTGCAAGTGCTTTCCAAGCAATCTTATCTTCTTCGTTTCCCCAAAGACGCCAGTTACAATAATGAAACATAGCGTGTTGAGTTGTAGAAACTTCTACAAGATTTTGGGATTCGTTAGAACCACCAAGATATTTTGGAGTAAGGTGATGTTTGTGTTTCATAAAGAACTTAGCTTTCCAGCAGTTCACCCGATTTAAAGTGACCCAATATTATTTATAAAGCCACTCATCAAGAGAAGCAGCATCCCAGATGCTGTAAAAATGCAATCCAATGGCATTAGAACTTGGAATAACAGCACCAGAGATGATGTTGTTTCCATACATTAGTGAACCAGCAACGGGTTCACGGATACCGTCTATGTCTACAGGGGGAGCACCGATGAAAGCGATAATAAAACAAGTTGTAGCAGCAAGAAGGCAAGGAATCATAAGGACTCCGAACCAACCAACATACAGTCTATTATCGGTTGAAGTTACCCAGGAACAGAATTGTTCCCAGAGGTTTTCGCCAGAACGGCGTGAAGCGATTGAAGCAGTCATATTTGAAAAAGGGTTAAGTAAGAGTTCGTGGGGACGAACAGGGTTCAATATTTCTTCTCACCCCTAGAGAAGATATGAGAGACGTAATTTATACACCCCATAGGTCTCGGTTAATGGGTGTTTAACAATGTTAAGAGTTATGAGAGACTCGTAACATTTGTTTACCTATTTATCATAGCACCGTTAGGAAACGCTGTCAATAGGTCCAATTGCTCAGGTGGCACAGTATAAATAAGAACCGTTTTCCCTAAATATCATTGTATCATCTGGGACGGTGCAGTGGCAAAGTCTGCAAACAAAGGTAAGAAGGGTTCTGCTGGTGGCAAGCAACCCAAGCAAAATCAAGGCAATGCAACTGCGAAAAAAGCAAAAAACGGTGGCAAGAAAAAGTGAGGGCATATGCCACGAGAGTGGAATACACCAAAGCGTGAACCTTGGAACGCTCCCATCCATAATATTTTAAAAGCAATAGACAATCACACTCAAGAGTATTTCAAGAGTGGTGATTTGTGGCATCTTCAGAAAGCAGATCAACTCAGGCAATATTTACATGAGTTAAAAACTTGGATTCATAAACAAGAAGGAAGATGAAAATACTAGACAAATTAATCATTATTATTGTAGTTTGCACTGTAGGGTATGTTGGTATTACATTTACCAACTGCAACTTTATGATCCCTGGATCTATTGAAAGTGCCAATGCAAAAGGAGAATTAAAAAATCCCCCATCTATAAAGTGCGAAAACTCTATAGACAAAGGATATAGTGCGTTGTTTACTTTGTTTACTGCGTTGCTTGGATTAAAAGCAAAGATGGATGATTAAGAAGACCAGAGTTTACCTTCTGCAACTCTTCTTCTTTTCAAACCCGCTTCCACACTTGTTCCAGGATTGCGGTAAAGATATAAAGCATCAGGAACTTTAGACCACTCTTTATTCTTAAGAACTCTGGTTATGGTATTAAAATTGGAAGACCCGTAAAAACCAGCACCAAGATTATAAGCAAAAGATAGAAGAGCTCCTTGTTGATTTTCATTCATTTCATTCCAGTAAGGTATTCTTTGAAGTGATGGTAAAAATCTATTCTTTAAATCAAACTCAAGTAGAGTGTCTGCATACTTTTGAGTAATCACTCTACCTATTTTAAATGGCGTTCCGTCAAAGTCTCTAGTGCTTCCCCAACCAATTGTAATCGGTGGTCCTTTTGTTAAAGGGTCTGGATAAGCATTTAAGTGACATCCTTCAAATTCTTTTATAAGTTCTACTCCTTTTATGGATATATCACTTTTACTCGAATCAGGAGTAGAACTTTCTACTTTTTTGCGTCAAAAATACGCCCCCAACCAGTCTTATCTTTACCTTTTTCTAACCAACGGAAGTTCAGATCAGATTTCTTATACACCGCACCTTTACCGTTTGTGACTGGTCCAGTATATCCATCATTCAGAGAACCGTAAGGATCGTTCACAACATAATCCTCACCTCTCTTCCCAATCACTACAACCATGTGCCCACCAGTAGGTGCAGATAGAGTGCCCCTGTGAAGGATACCAATAACAACAGGTCTCCCAGCGGATAACTCACGATCAAGATCAGCAAACCCAAGATTGTAACTAAATCGTGACTTAATACCATAACCTTCCAGAACTTTTGTCTGTACGGTGTGATCAGTTGTATCACCAATTGCAAATACTTTTTGAATATAGGTATCATCACCCTTTGCTCCTTGGAGAGTGCCTGGTTTGAAATACTCTAGGCACATTGCACAAGCAGATGAATTGCAGGTTCTTTGCGCATCTCTATAATTATCTGTCTGTGGATAAAAAGGAACGGGTAGGACTCCCGGAACAGTTGGTTTTGTTCTATAAATTTTGACCCAATTAGAACTATCGTCAAGTAGAGGAGAATCCTTTAAGTCAACTTCTAGTTGTTCGACTGCTGCAACATGTTTAGGATTCTTTGGATCATAATACTGAAAAAAGTTATGAAGATCTACTCTCATTGTCCTTATCCATTCGATATTCTATTTATTAAAAAAGCGCCCTTTTGGGGCGCTTTGAGTATTCTTCAAACAGTTGCAGTTTCTCGCACTGTAGATTTTACATAGTCCAGAACATTCTCTGGAGTAGTTGCTTCGTAAGGGTCACTGTCTGCATTGTCTCGCTGACCTGCCTCAACGAATAGTTTTTCAATGATTCCGTTATCCACGACCATAGCATAACGCCAAGAGCGATCACCGAAACCAAGGTTAGACTTATTGACGAGCATACCCATAGAACGTGTGAAATATGCATTGCCGTCTGGAATGAGTTGTACATTCTTGATGTTCTGATCTTGTTGCCAAGCATTCATTACAAACCCATCATTAACAGAGATGCAGTAAATAGCGTCGATGCCACTACCAATAAAGTCGTCGTATCTCTCTTCGAATCCAGGAAGCTGATAGGCACTGCAAGTAGGAGTGAAAGCACCAGGCAGACTAAACAAGACCACACGCTTTCCATCGAAGAGTTCTGAAGTAGTACGAGTTACAAATTCCCCATTCTCACGAAATACAAATTCAACTTGGGGAACTTCATATTGTTCTTTACGCATTTTAACCTCCATAATATTTTTCTTTTTCTTAAAAATATTAAACATCAATTCACCAAATACCCGGAATAATCTGTCCGGTGAGGGCATAGGAACCCATTGCGGCAACAATACCGATCATTGCTGCCCAACCATTAATACGTTCTGCGCGTTCGTTCATTGTTTTTCTCCTTTAGTTTACTTTAGAATAGATAGATGTTTCACCATAATCACGGTGAATTTTGTAACCAACAACTGCACCCTTAGTATTCATAAGTGCAGGCATAAAGACAATTGTGAAGAATACTGCTGGTGCTCCAATAAAGAGAGCAGCAACAATCACATAGTAAGTCAGCAATTCAACTAGAGAGTGTTCCATTATAAGGGTGTTGTTGTTTGAGTTCAGGATTTGGTTGTGAAGGAACAACTGGATTCCTTGATTTGTTTTTAATTACGATGAAGGCATCGTTTTGATAGGACACTGTTCCAAATGGTTTTGCCCATTTTGGGTTTGCATTTGGACTAGTAGCAGTTCCTGTGACCGCTACTCCACCAATTTCAACTGAGACATCATCGTCTTTATCCCATCCAAGTTCTTGTAGAGCAATAGCAAATTGTCCTAGCATTCCAGGATTGCTCATAACGTTCTCCTCTGGTTCAAGGTTACCAATCACAGATTCTCTTCCTGTTCAGTAAGAATTACACAATCACTTGTGGGATAAGCAACGCAAGTGAGAACCCAACCTTCTGCTTGTTGATCGTCATCAAGGAACGATTGTTCTTCGTTGTCAACGGTGCCAGAGATGAGTTTGCCTGCACAAGCGGAACAAGCGCCTGCCTTACACGATGAAGGAAGGTCAACGCCTGCCTCTTCTGCTGCTTCGAGAATGTATTGGTCATCAGCACATTCGATAGTGGTTTCAGTTCCATCAGGAGATTGAAGAGTGACATTAAAAACGGTCATTAGTAAGTCTCACAAAGTTTTTCTACAGATGCTGCCAACAAAACGAAGAAGGCAACTGAGGTCATTGTAAACAAGAGTGAAGTCATTGTCAACCCTCAGAAGACCCCGAAAAAGAGTTTGCCAGTGAAAGCATAAGAAATAAGACCAGCAATAAACCCGACCATTGCAGTGCGTCCATTCATTTTCTCCGCCTTCTCGGCATAAGGTTCGATGCCATAACGATCAAGGTCTTCCTTGGTCATATACATCGATGGTTCTTTAGCAAACATATTCATTTGCCCGAACTCATTTTTAGTTATAGTCATTTTTGTTTTATTACGAATTGTTACACAATTATATAGGAAAAAGAAAAGGGTGTCAAGCATCCCTTAAGGTTTTATTCGGTTTTGCTAACTTATCATCCGATAATACTATCTCTCCACTCTTCACTCATATTCACCATAATTGCTTCTGCTGCTTCTGGGGTTTCAGCATACCCTTCATCAAGTAAGTGTGAGAGGATGATGTCGTAAATATCTACTTCTTCGTTTGCTTTTTGTCTCCTTCTTTTCTCCCTTTCAATAACCTTCAACTGAAACTCCCTAGCACTTCTACTTCTTCCTTTTCCTGGTTTTGGTTCGTCCTTTCCTCTGGAAACTGTATCAAGTTCTTTATCACTATATTTTTTATGTCTGGAAACAATATCTTTCGGGTTTTCCTGACTAAATCCAAAAGAAGCAGATTGTATTGATTTTCTTATACCTCTTCCAATCTTTGATGGTTTATTTGATTTTGATTTTTCAGGAACATTTTTAGAAGGAAAAGTTTTCCCACCAATAATACCACCAGATGCTTCATCAAGTTGCTGATTTTCAACAACTTCCATATATGCTTCTTGAAGATTGCGAAGTTCTTGTGCGTCCATCTTACAAATACTTTTTAGTTATTTATTAAAGTAAGTTATCTACCAAGAACCCAATTTTCACCAGGACAATCTAGTGATAGTGTAGTATTACCTTTACCGTCGTTCCACCACTTCTTTCCATAATGAGAATGATTTTCTCCACATTTTCCCTTATGTATCTCACTTAATTTTCTTTTGGTCTCTGTAGAAAGTGGTTTTCCTTTCTTCTTCATACTAATTTTTTTCTTGGTTTCTTCCGAATGAGATTTACCATAAAAATGATTATTTTCTCCTCTATTTGCCTCACTATTTTTTCTTCTATGTTCCTCTGATTGTTTCCTACCATAACTAGGATTATTTTTCCCTTTCATTCTTTCACTATGTCTTCTTTTGAATTCTTCACTTTTCAAAGAGCCAGAAGCACCCTCACCACCATTAGTCCTATTTCTCAACATTCCAGTTCCTAAATCTTTTCTACCAAGAACTGAAATCATATACTCTTCGTGATTGAATGCTTCCTCTTCTGTCAGATTTTGTTTAAGAAATATAATTTTAGATTTATCTTTTGGTTTTTTTATTTTTCTATTAGAAGAGTAAATTCTACCTTTAACTCCTTTACCAATATAGTAAGGAGTTCCATCTTCACGCAAGTATGCGTAAGTATAAAACATATTAGTGTTTTTCATCTGCTCTTAAATTGGTTCGCAATACTATTTATAAAAGAAAAGAGGGCATTTCTGCCCTCCAATCTCTACCTTAAAGATGCGAACCAATTAAGGCATTATTATTTATACCTTAGAACTTAAAGGTTGTTTGTAAAATTCCTCCCCAATTTGAGGAGTTACCAGCAAGACGCTGATTGTCACTACCATAGATGATAGCAGGAGTGACGCTGATGTTATCAGACACTTGATACTTGTAGAAGATCTCAAGCATCGTGGACTTCTCAAGGTTAGAACCAGTAGGAGCTTGACCGATAGCAACACCAGCAGTGTTTCCATCAACAAACACATCTTCCCACTGAAGACCAGCAAACCAAGATTGACTGTTGGTAGCAGCACTAGGAGTGCCACTTACAGTGTTCCAACCGTAACCACCAGAGATGGAGGGAACCCAACCAGATTGAGTGGGCTGCCAGTAAGCGTTGATCGCATAACCGTTAGAGGTTTGACCAGGAACCAGAGTACCTGAAGCACCATTCAGACCGTTGTAGGTGCGAACACGGGTGCCTTCAGTACCATAACGATAACCAAATGCGATACCATAGTTGTCACCACGATAACCGATCTGTGCCAGAGTGTTCAGAGCACCAGAGCGGTCAAATTCACCAGTAGCACTATCGCTACCATTTTGGGCAACATAGTTTACACCAGCAACAAGACCCTTGTTACCATACTGGACACCGAAACCAGAACCAACTGCTTTGTTATAAACACCAGGAGCACCAGCAACTTGGAAGAAGTCAAGGATCTTGGAACTATAAGCAGTAGGCAGCCAAGCAATTTCAGTGTTACGAACTAGAGCACCAGCAGTAAATGTGGTGGTGTTATTGAACGCAGGGAACTGATAGTACAGACGATCGATAACTACATTGTTACCATTCTCACCTGTAGTGTTGTCTGCCTTATCCAGTTTAAAGATAGATGAACTGGAACCAAAAGGATCTGCACTGAAGTTGGAAGAACGCAGACGAGTGCGAAGCAGATCCTTACCAGTGAACGAAGTGTCCAGGTTCAGACGCAGATCATAGTTGAATGCGGCGTGAGTTACATCACCAGCCTTAGTTTGATAATTATCTACATTACCAATTACAAAGTTTGCTTCACCACGCAGTTTGGTTGTAGTGGAGAACTGTTGTGCTTCAAGAGTAGTAACTTGTGCTTCCAGTTTATCTACACGACCACGAAGAACAGCAAGTTCTTGTGCAAATTCTACCTGAAGACGCTTCAGTTCATCGGTAACTTCAGTCACACGATCAAGGCAAGCATTCAGAAGTGCTGCTGCCTCATAACGAGTCATCGCTTTACCACCACCAAAGGTTCCGTTAGGGTAACCAGCAACGCAACCATAACGCTCTACGAGGTTGCTGAGTGCCTGATATGCCCAATCAGTAGGACGTACATCAGAAAATTGAGTGACGCTTGTAACCTGATCGGCGGAATATTGGTTGACCCCATTCATATTAAGGTCTGCCGCAGTCGCAGCAGGAGCAACCATTCCCAGAGCAACAGGTGCAAGCATCAGTTGTTGAAAGAATTTCATAGATTTGTTTTTGTTTGTACTATAGGACAAAGATTAAGAATTACAACAGAATTCTTAAGTACTTATTTAGTATAGAGGGAAACTAAAAGAGTGTCAAGCGTTTTGAGATTGAGTAGAAGAGTTTTCAGTTATTCGACCCAAATATGGATCATAATTCATATACTCTCTAATATCAACACCTGCACCAGACTGTTGCCACCAGTTTAGTAGTGCATCGTGAGGACCTTTATGAAAGATACTAAGATGATCTGTATGAATGGCAGACCCCATATCTAAGTTATATAAAAACAACGGAATCGTATACGTTTTTCCAGTCTCCAAAATAGTATCTTCAGAAACTGCCCTTGGTTTTACCCCGTTATCAAGTTTATATTTTTCACCACGTATATGATGTTTCATAAGTTTTGCAGCATGATGTCTACTGATTAAGTAGATTGCTGCAGAAAAATCATTGATAAACTTTAAATGCAATTTAACATGAATATCTCCCGTGCAAATAGTAGTAAGCTGCACACAGTCCCAATCATATGGAAGAAGTGAGAAAAACTCTTTCCAAGTGAAGTTCCAGTATTTGGCAATGTCAAGGTTTACATCATCTTCCAGAATCAAACAATACTCATCGTTTGTATTTTCATAAAAATGGCGAATTGCTTTAAGATGAGACATACAACATCCCAATTCATTTTGAGATACATTATCAGGAATTCTTCCTTTCAAATGGGAAGATACATCATCAACTCTCCCATCATATCCAGAAATACGTGTATGATTTTCAATCTCCCAATATTTAAATTGAGATTCCATATACTCACGACGATGAGTATCTGCATCTAGATTTAACCAATAGATCTGCGGAAGACCTTTGAGTTTGAATACTGATTTGTTTTTGTCCATCACTCAAAATACTTAACGATTTTTTCTCTATCCCCTTTAATATAGGCAATACATTCTTTTAGGTCACTAGGAAGACTGTTCCATAGATTTGCCATTTCTTGACCTGCAGTTTCTTTATTATAGTTGGTTCCCTGCGCATGTTGAATTTGATGACCATAATCTCTAATTACGGGTCTCTGCATAATAAAAGAAATTGCATTCATTACAAGATCCCAACCCCATCCCATTTTCATTGTTTCTGGTGTCATAACTTCAGAAAGATTTCTATTATAAAAATCAGAAATAATATCTCTATGAATAAACCATACAGTTTCATCAGTACAAGCAACCATTTTAATATTAGGATCTTCTGATTGCAATCCATCAATATCAGTTTGGTCTGGAGTATACCAAACATTAGTTACATCTGGAGCATAAACACCCCACTCATAAAGATTATAATACTTTCTTGCATCATCAACGAGTTGTTTCCAATTATCATATTCAGTATCTCCTTGAATATGAAGAAGAACTTTTTTATTATCTTTAAAAAGTTCTAGTGCCTTAGTAAATTGAGAAGTAAAGTAAGCAGAATCTCCAAGGTCAATCCAACCCTCTCTAGTATTGTTATCGTCGCTGTTGATGACTGTAACTTCATCAAATACTTCTTTCAGTGCATCCTCAATAGCACAAGTTTTTTCAAACTGACGATTCCAGTTAAAAATAAATGGTTGAATATCTTTTACTCTAATTTGAGGAAATCTTTCCAGATAACCTCTACTATTAAGATCTGCATGATCTCCATGATCATTACTAGTATTCAAATCTTGATAAAGAATTTCAACATAAGGACTCAAAATACGTGCATAGTTGGTAATATTCGAAGACTTGCCAATGATAGTTTTACACATTGATAGCGTAGTTGCATCAATCAAAACTTCATCGCCCGCAAGAATCCTTTCAGAACTATTAGGTTCTGCCTGAATAGAGTAATGAAGACCAGCAGTACTCATAGTACGCTGATGATCATAATGATGAATCATTATGTTTGGAAAATAATTTTTAAATTCATCAATTACATTAGTCTGATCTGTAGTAAGAAAAATGCAATCATATCCGCCAGAATTAAATTCTTCTTCTGTTACCTTAATATACTTTTCAATAGCAACAAATTCTGTATGCCCAACTCCATCAGTTCCACGATAATGAACACCTAGGGCATTTTTATACTTATCTCTAGGAATGTTATCAATTTTTGATTGCATTCTTTCATTATAAGGTAAGTATTTACGATACTTATCCAAATCAAAATCCCTAAAAGATGCCCAAGGATAATCACAATCCCATCCATCTTGTGCATTAAAAACTTTACTGGCATCATCAGATACGCGAGAAGGATCGAACCAATGATCTGGAGTTCCATACAACATAAACATTGATGGAGAAACGCAGACTTGATTAAGATCTACTCCTTTATTTTCAAGTGTTCTAAAACTTGTCAAAATAGTAAGATAGTTCGAGAGAAATCCACGATGCATTCCCTCAACTAACTTAATCCCAAAACTCATTTCAATCTCCTTTAATTACACGATAACTATCTTCATCAAAATGTTGTGTTGAAAATTCAAAAAGCTCAGTATCTTCAAGAGCAATCATTTGATGTCTTAATCCGCGATAAACATGAAACTTATCTCCTTTATTCAAGATTAGTTCATTTGCTAAAGCAATATCATCTTCATCATAATATTTTAACAAAATTTTCCCAGATTGTAAATAGAAAACTTCATCTTTAAGTTTGTGAAAATGCCAAGAGCATTTTTTTCCTTTTACAAAATAAAGAAGTTTTCCACAGTATTCTTCAGAGTTTACAATCCACTTTTCAAATCCCCATCCTTTAGGGACAAATTTAATTTCCGAAGAAGTCATTTGCATTAATTCCTTTGTCATCTATGTAGACATCACCGGCAGGTTTACCCATAAACAATTTATGATATTTACAACCCCATTCTTTGAGTTGCAATTCTGTTATATATCTCAAATCTGCTTCTGCTAGTTTTGCATCATTATCATATCTACCCATACCTCTTGCGGTAAGATATACAACATAATGACCTTCATCATAAAGTTGATTGATTAGTTTTATTCTATCTCTTTTTGGCGAGGAAGATGAATAAGTTTTACCTTCATCTTTATCACAAATAGTTCCATCAATATCAATGACGTATTTCATCAATATCATCTCCAGTTAAAACATAAGTCCCAAAGTTTTGAACTGCTATTGCAGCTGCTTTATTAGCGTAAGGTATTGCTCTTTCTATTGTACCATACTCTAGATAAAAGTAAACTAACGCAGATAAAAAGGTATCTCCTGCCCCACAAACATCAAATACACTTACCTTTTCTCCAGGATAAGTTATACCATTATATTCTGCCCCACATGAACCCCTTGTTACGATTAGATTGTCGTGCCTACTTTTTAATAGTTTTGATTCATTATCATTGATTTTAATAAAACAATTTGATTCTGGTAAGATTGTTTTTTTACTATCAACAAAAACAGGAATTCTAGAGTTAAAAACTATTTCAAATAATCTGTTTTGCGTGACAAATCCCTTGTCATAATCAGAAATAACCAATGCATCAAATTTTTCATTTGGTATTTCATATTCCATTGGAGATAAAACACCCTCAATATCTACTCTCAAGATTTGATGATTATACCTTTCATCAATATATCGTGTTTTATAAATCTTCTCTTTATTAGTTAACATATAAACTTCCATACCAAATGCTTGCAGATTGTCTCTTACATTCCACGCCATTCCATTCTTACTTTCTTTTCTATGAAACTTAAGAATTGGTACAGGTGCTTCTGGGTTTAGTCTCTCGCAAGTTCCATAGACGTATTCATCGACGCAACTATCCCCGATCAATAATATCCTGTATGGTTTTTGTTGTGGCATAATCTCCTATCCTATCAAAGAATATTAATTCAGCAGCATAATAAGAGCCTATTACAGACTTATCTTTCCAGTCAGAACCAACAACCATTATATTAGGTTTAAAAGATTTTACCAAACCCTCAAGTTCCTCATCGCTAGAAAAAAGTTTTACCTCATCAACTGCCTTTAAATTTTCTAGAAAAAATTTTCTTTCATCTTGATTATGTATAGGTCTTGTTGGACCCTTCTTTTCCTTTACTCTATCATCAGTATCAATACCAACACACAAATAGTCACCAAGACTTTTTGCATAATTCAAAAGTTCAAGATGTCCACGATGAAGAATATCAAATGTTCCGTTGACAAAAATTTTCATAACAATTTCTAATTTCTTTATCTAACCCATTAAGATTTAATCCAAGTGATTTTAAGATCAATCCAGAACCACAATACGAATTATCATTTCCACTTTCCAATACATCAATATTAACTTTATGAGTAGAAAGATTATTGATTAAGTTTGCAACATCTGATAATTTTGTTTTATTTTCATATACCAGATTAACTTCTTTTGGAAGATCATTATTACTCAGGTAAAGATCTAAAACTTTTTTAGTATCTTCAATTCCAAAGAAGTCCATAAACTTATCTTTAAAAATTACAATCTCTCTTTTATGAATGTAATTTTTTATGTTGACTGTGGTGAACATATTGTTAGGAGTTTTTGGTCCGAATACATTAAAAAATCTCAGATTATAAACATGTTCTAATTGACGACATCTTTGTGTGATTAAACACTTAGCGAATCCATAAAAGTCTTCAGGAATTCTATTACCAACTTTTATTTCTTCCGATAGAAAAATATCTTTTTGTCTACCAAAAGCAGCGCCACTACAAAAATTAATCATCGGTATTTCTAGAGAAGCAAGATTTTCAAACATCATCATATTGATGTAGAAATCATCTGATATATCTTGCCTTACTCTACGTCCACCTTTGATAGCAGCATGAAGAATGAAATCAATTTTTTTTTCGCCCAGAAATAAATCAATCTGATCTTTCTTAGTATAATCAATTTCTGGATAGTAAACATTATGATTTTCAGAAAGATATGGAATTAATTCTCTTCCAAGAAATCCTCTATGTCCTGTAAATAAAATATTCATCTACTCAAATTCATATAAGATGGGGAAGAGTTATATAAGAATTCTTTTACATTCACATCATTCTTTGTATTTGGAATGAAAGTTTTGATGTTTGGAAAGATTGATAATACTTGCATGTCTTCGCAAGCATAATGAGAAAATCCACAAACACCGTAGTCATCATTTCTTCCACTTCCAACAAGTTTTACTGGAATGTTTTCGTGATTTACATAATTACGAATAAACTCAAATGGACGATATAGAACAAAAGGAGTAATAGAGTAAACAACTGGAATAATTTCTTCCATTGCCATTCCGACTGCCATTCCGATCATCAATTGCTCAGATGCTCCAGGATTAATAACTCTATGAGGAAACTCTTTTCTAAGATCATCAAACAATCCATATCCAACATCACCAACTAAAAGAGAAATTTTAGGATTCTCTCTCATCTCAATAGTTAATTGATCTCTAAATGTCCTTCTCATAGAACCTCCAAGGCAGATTTATATTGTTCTTCTGTAAAATTAGTATAGTGAGCATGTAGTCCTTCAAGTCCATGATGCTCAACTGTAGTTCTTACAAAGTTCACATAAGGATTAAATGCTTTAATTCTATCCTCAAGGTAATCTAAATCTACAGCATCATAAGCAGCCCATCCATTTGCATTCACATAAATCTTAAGATTGTGAACATTTTTTTCATATGCAAACCTTAATGCTTCCCAAATAGATCCTTCTGCACACTCACCATCAGAGATCATACAATAAACATTACGATCAGGATTTGCTAGTGCTCTTCCAACAGCAACTGTTAATCCCATACCAAGACTTCCAGTTGAGCAATGAATTTTTACATCTTCATTTCTTTTTGGATGCTCTCCATATTTTTCAAGAAGTTCTTCTGCATCAAATCCAAAATATTTTTCAAGAACAACATAGAGAGAAACTACAGCATGTCCATTTGAGAGGATGAAAATATCATCATCTTGCATCTCACCGTAGATTTTATCAATGAGATGTAAACAAGAAAAATAACTTCCCAAGTGATGGAGTTTTTTATTGTAGCAAATATCAAGAAGTCTACGTTCTAGTTTTTCATCCGTCATAACCAAGAACTCCATCATAAGTAAGTTTTACGGTTTTCTTGCCTAGTGATTCAAGTCGTTCAATAACTTTGTTTACGTTCTCTTCCATCTTTCCAACACCTTCAAAGTCATGAACTTCAACATAAATGGCATCAATCTCTTTGATTGCATCTTCAAATGATGGATCATGAACGATCACATTTTCAAAACCTTCAATGTCCATCTTAACAAAATTAACTCTTTTCTTCACATTATTTTTAATAAAATCTGCAAGAGTTGTAGTTGGAACCATAACACTGTCAGTTCCACCAGGATCAATACCATGACGAAGGAAAGAATTCATTGTAGAGTTACTACTGTTTAATTGAAATTCTTCTTCACCATTTTTTGTGTGAATTGCAACTTGATGCGGAAAGATATTTTTTACACCAAGATTTTTAAAAAGATCTTTCATGATCTCAATATGAGAAGGTGTTGGTTCAACTGCATAAACTTCTTTGCAGATAGAACTCATATAGAGAGAGAAAAGTCCGATGTTTGCACCAAGATCAACCATTACGACTTCTTCATTTTCATCAAGAAAGGAATAGAATCCATTCTCAAATTGCTCAAGAATTGCAGTTGTTTTTGAGTGCGGTGTATTATGATGCTCTAAAAATTTTTCAGATTTAGAAAGATCATATGTTTTAAGATCTTTAATCGTTTTCAAAATAACAGTCATTTTATTCTCCTAAAATTGTTTGAATGTAATCTTTTACCTCTGGTTTAATTATACCATACAACCAGTTATAATGGTCACCATATTCTTTAATAGTTTCCATTGTTCCAACTCCAGCAGCATGAAGAACACTTGTCCTCAAAGGTTCTCCTGTAATTGGATGATCAATGTAAACCGAATTATCTTTTACATATAAATTTTTCCAACTCTCACAATGATCTTTTTCTCCCCACTGATTAACTATTCCATATGTTACACCACTACCTTCTTTATCAACAATTTCAGTAGTGTACTTATTTTTTGCATGGAAAATATGATTCCAAGTATCTTGTTCATTGCGAATTAATGGCCAAGGTCTATAAGTGAATGTTTGTCCATCACTTTGCTCAGCAACAAACTTATTAAAGTCTCTCCATTCATACCAGAATTGTTTATCATTTGAAGCGATGAATCCGGCATTAAGGAATTGATCAACACCAATCATTCCACCATCACCATACGGTTCATAAAAAGGACTTACGCATGGTTGTGCTGCACCTGCTTTTCCAAAGAAATTATTATTCCTAACACCAATTAGTTCAGCATCAGAATTAATAACATGATCAAGACTACCGATACAAAAAGAATCTGCGTCTATATGAATAACCATATCATAGTCTTCAACTAAAGGAAGACATGTAACTACCATCATCCAATCAGAAAATCTAACATTTTCTTTGCCAATCCAAGGATGATCTTTAGTTATATTTTTAGTATCTTCTGTACCAAAAATATGAAAATCAATTTCCGGATGAAAGTGATTAATAAGTTTCTGTAACTTATCTGGTCTTAAATGTACGGCATAATCATCAGTACACCAAGTAGAAACTGCTATTTTTTTCATTTCTTAAAAGGATAATCAACAACAGTCCAACGATTACCATTCGCTTCACAATTTGTTTGAGTAATATTATTCATGCGAATATCATGGTAAAAAAGTTTTGGTTTAAGTCTCTTAGCAACACTATCAACCAGACAAAAGAAACTACTGTTTATGCAATGAATCTCTTTTGCATTTTCAATGAGTTTCATATATGACAACATATTCGTTGTCTGTCCCATTTGAATTTTTATAATTTTAGTATCAGGAATTGCACCTATTTGATTTCTTCTCCAAGTCCAAAGATCGATTGGATAATCTTCTTCTGCACTGGAATTCTTATGCACTAAGATATAATCATTTTCACCTTCTGTCAACTTATCATAAACTTCATCTACTCCAGGGATTTGTTTTGGTAGGGTAAACTTTTCATACCTTTCCTTAAAAAGAATTCCTGCTTGCTCATAAAATTGCCTATCAAAGTTGACAGCAAAAAATTCTGGTGGGGAATTTTCTCTTTGAAGGCGGCGATAATAAACTTTTTCAAATCCAATTCTTGTTACAGGCCACCCTTTCTCTTGTGCCCAAGGAAACATTTCTTGCTCCAAAGTTGCCCAGTCATCATTAAAAGGATGCACAATAATATTCTCAAAATCTTGATAAAGGCAACTTACAGTTTCATAATACCTATGATGACAAGGAATATGGAGTCTTTCGCAAAGTTGTTCTGCATAATTATGAACAATTCCATTGCAAATAAAATTATCACCTAAAGATGTATGATGATGAAAAACTAAATCAGAAACTTTATTCATTTTACTATACATGTGGCTTGTTCATAATCAGTTCTACTAATCCATTCATATGATATTTTTGTTTTACTAGAAAATTCTAACCATGCTTTAATTTCATGATCTCTATATTCTGGATAGTTTCTAATTTCATCAAATGAAATAACAGTTCCAGAAACAATTCTTTTTTTAAGTTTGTCTAGAACAAATTTAGTTGATGAATATAGATCCGCATCTAAGTGCAAATATGCTACTGGTTCTTTATGTTCTTTTAGAAAATCATCCAAAGTATCTTGAAATAATCCTACAACTAACTCTACATTATTATTAATAGATGGAAGATTTCCATTTCTACTATATGCTCCTTTTGGTTGATGATCTCCCCAATCTTCAGGAAGACCTAAAAAACTATCAAAACCATAAACAGTGTTTTTCGTTTTTGAAGAGATTATGTTTATTGTGTTTCCAGAACAAACACCAAATTCTAACCACAATCCTTCGTTTTTTACATAAGAAATAACATTTTCAAAGTAATCTGCTGGCCAACTAAAGGATGGTAAATTTTCAATGTATTCTATTTCTGCGTTTATGTTTTTCATCCCAAATCTCCACTTTCATTAAATTGATATACTCCTTCCAAATTTCCTCTATACAAATTCATAAACATACCAACATTTCCAGTATGATTTACAACATATTTACAATCAGAAACACACCTAAGTGCAGCATCAAACCACTGAGACCAATCAATTGAATCTGCACCATTCTGCTCCATGAGACTCCATATAACACGATTAGATGTTGTAGATGGAGTCTCTTCAAATATAACTAATCTATCTCTCAATTCTTCGTGAAAATAATGAATCACTTGAGTTTGATCAGTTTGAAGCAAAACTTTAAAGTCACTATTTTGACTAAGAAGACTTTTAGTAACTACCATATACTGCTCTGGATTAGCAAGTTTTAATTCGGTTCCCTTATCAGTTCCTCTATACAAAACTGAAATTGTTTTTGAAGTATCTATCTGATACTTCTCTAGCAAATATTTTTTTCTATCATTAATAATATCACTTGGATTAAAGAATCTCTTTGTGATTTGATTGTAAATTTCAAAATTGTAAAGATTTTTTTGAAACTTATTTGCATCAGGAATATCAATATCTGCAAAAAGGTCTACTGGTTGATTCTTATCTATCTGATGAAATAACGGATAAATGTCCTGATTAGGATCTTTTTTAAAATGTTTGAATCCCATTGAATAATCAATTTTATCAGGAACAATCCCATGTCTCATTAAAATTAGAAGTGAACAAAAAATCTGAAACTGATTAGAATAAAATCCACAATTCCAGAGACAGTCTAGGACATTCATTTCTGGATGTCCTAGAAGATCACATCCACCCGATGCAGAGGTATATTTACAATTCTGTAATTTCATTATGCACCAACAATATATTTGCGAAGAGAATCTTCTTTGGTACTAATTGGAAAACAAATCAAATAACCTTCTTGCAAGTAAGATTCAACAATAACATGCGTTTCATCAAGAAGTTCATAAACAAAGTCTAGACTTTCTCCACCATGGAGAGCTTTATTTTCAAAGTTTCCATTTTGATAAGGACCTTCTTTATAAATTCGAATATCATCAATAACAATAATATCCTTACTTACATCACGTTTCTGGCATAGAATTCTAAGTTCTCCTTCGAGTGGAATTTTAATGTAATCAGGATCATCACGAATAACTTCACGATTAAACTCATCACGATATGAATCTGGAAAATGAGCATCAAGGAAAAATAGAGCAGGATTCTCATCAAGTTCATCAAGAACTTTAGGAAGTTCATCGTGGCTATTGCCAAGATGCATACAAACTTTTGAATTATCTTTGAAATAATCAACCGCTTCGCTATAAATTCGATCAAGAATTTCAATCGAATGCATAGTCAAATCAGATTTTTGAAGTTGTGAAACTTGGAGGAGAGAATTCTGACCATATGAATCTAAAATTCCACCAGTTCCAGTTTCAACATAATGTTGAATACCAAAGTCTTCAAATGTAGGACGAAGGTGAATTGCGTTTTGTAGTTTTGCCATTTTTATACAGGATGATGTGCAATATGTTTTTTGTTAATTTGTTCAGAAATCCAATTATAAGTCTTATGAATTCCCTCTTCAAGTGTTTGAGAATAGTCCCAACCAAGTTTTTCGCGAATAAGATCGTTATTTGAATTACGACCACGAACTCCAAGAGGTCCGTCAATATGATTCTTTTCTACAACCTTACCTGCAACTTTAGCAGCAGTATCTACAAGTTGATTGATAGTAACCATTTCTTCTGAACCAATATTGACTGGTCCAATAAATTCAGAATCCATCATCCTTCGTGTTGCTTCAATACATTCATCAATGTACAAGAAAGAACGAGTTTGTAAACCATCTCCCCATACTTCAACTGTTCCACCTTCCTTCTGCAGATATGCTACTTTACGACAGATTGCTGCTGGTGCTTTTTCTCGTCCACCTTCCCAGGTTCCTTCTGGTCCAAAGATATTATGATACCTAGCAACCCGAACAGGGATCCCATAATTACGATGATAAGCGAAAAACAACCGCTCTGAGAACAGTTTCTCCCAACCATATTCAGAATCTGGTGCTGCGGGATATGCGGATTCTTCACGGCAATCGGGATTATCTGGATCTAGTTGATTATATTCTGGATACATACATGCCGATCCAGAATAGAAAATTTTTGTTTTGTTTACACCTTTAAAATCATTTAATTGTCTTTGCGCTTCAAGAACATTCAGATTAATGGTTGCAGAGTTGTGCATAATATCTGCATCATTCTCACCAGTGAATACAAATCCTGCGCCACCCATATCAGCAGCAAACTGATAGATTTCATCAAAGGTATCAACATGCTTTGAAGGAACAAAATGATAAAAATTACCTAGGTATCCTTTAAAGTTAATTACTCTCTCAACAAAAGCAGCATCTCTCAGGTCTCCAACAATAAATTCATTTGCTTCAGTATCTGAATATTCTGGATACTTAAGGTCTACACCACGAACCCAATACCCTTCGGATCGCAGTCTTTTTACCATATGACTTCCAATAAAGCCACCAGCACCAAGAACAAGTGCTGTTTTTTTATAATCACTCATAGATTAATAAAATTCTCTTAGTATATATTATACAAAAAAAGAGGAGTTTATGCAACTCCTCTAGGTAAACTCAGTCTCGCCACCAATTCTTTGACTGGAAATTGGAAACCAGGCAGGAGAGATCCCCATCCGCACCAATTGCTCTTTAAAGGAAGCAATAAACCCTAGAGGGTCCTTTCTGAGGCTCCACCACTTAGTTTTAAGAAACTAAGAAAAGTTGGGTTAACTTTGATATCTCGGTAATACCAAAGAATGCACATAAAAATAGAACATCCCAAAGTTTAAGTTTAATAGCAAAAGGTATTGTGAGTAGTCCTCCAACAACTTTTATCATTAAACCGTATTTGAAATCCCCCCATAACATGATTTGATATCCTATTATGAGGAGAATGTTTCCAATCCACCGAAGTAAATCAGATCTAGACATAAGGGGTTTGCTCACGACCAGTACTTTTAAAGTCTCTCCGTGACTATTTACTCAGGCAACCTCGACAGATTCAAGGTCAGAAAGAACATATTCCATAAGCATTTCATAATCATCCAAAGGATCACCAGAAAATACTACACCTTCGTTTTCATAGTATCGACGAACCTTTTTGTAAAGTTTTGGATTCTTTACATCAAGGTAGAAATCGCCATTTGCTGCACCACGAAGGGTTTGAACGTCTTTCTTGAATTTTGCTGTGAGAGTCATTGTTTTGAATGTTGACCTTAGTATTATAAGGGTTTGACTTGGAGAAGTCAAGTGAGACACTTGGATGAGTGTCCTATGCTGGTAAATAGTGTTTTTCAAGAAATCTATTTACTTGTGTTCTTGAAATGCCCCAGTCATTAGCAATTTTAGTCTTAATACCCCATTTTGTCAAGTCAACTCCATTTAAGTATTCAATTCTACTTTGATATTCCTCTTTAAATGTATCCATATATTCGTCCCAACTTCTTCCATATCTTTTTCTTTTTTTCTTTTTAACTTTACCTGCTACCCAACCATCAGGTAATATTTCGATTTTTAATATTCTTCTATTTTGTGTTCCATCATTTATCCACATAGATTGTGACATATATTTCCCTGCTTTTTTACCTCCCTTTGAAGATGCTTTTTTCTTTTCTTCTTTTGTTAGAGAAAATAACCCAGTTCCATTTTTGTAAGATTTTTTACCAGCAATACTAGCAGTCTCTTTAATTATATCTTGTTTTGTTATTTGAGAAGACAATCCTTTATACGCAATATAATCTTCTTTGTTGTTCCATAGATTCCAGTTACAATAATGAAACATCGTATGGCAAGTCCTCGATACTGTAACCAAATTATCAAAGTTATCTGTCCCACCCATATATCTTGGGACAATATGATGTTTATCAAATAAACCTTGCTTTTTACAACTCATACTTATAATAGGACAGTCCTATTTATTTATATGAGTTTTATTAAAAAATGCCCGTTGTCGGTTACGATCCGACCTTCTATCTGTTATGAGCAGATTGCCTTCACCAGAGGGCCAAACGGGCATTCGCTATTCGCAAATCACGAATAACAATACGAGTGCCTGGATTCGAACCAGGTCAAAGCCGCTAATCTGGCGGAAAGGCGTTATAAGTGCCCTCTGACTACCAAGTCTCACTCGCTTGAATCTGAATCTATTATAGAGGATCTGGAACTCTGTGTCAAGAACCTTCTTCGTGGTCTGTGTGAAGACGTATCAGTTCGTCATCCACAGTTGATTCTATTGCGTACTTTATGGTTTCGTTGTAAGGAACTATCACTGCGCTATTATTTCCATCTCGTATGATAAATGATTCACCGTTTTCTACTCTTTGTATTAGATTGTCAAAATCAGATTGAAACTCTTCGACTGTAAAGGATTGAAGTTCTTCTAGTTCTTGCATTTTCATAAAGTTATTTTTATGATCGGAGTATTCGGATTTGAACCGAAATTATTCCTGCTCCCAAAGCAGGTGCCATGACCAAGTTAGGCGATACTCCGTTATTTTTCTTTTGTTTGGTGTATAATCATTATACCCATGATTGGAACCATTGTCAAGAGGTAGCAAAGGATAAAAAGCGAAACCTGATTATCCAAAATTAAATGAGCAAAGTGTCTCATTGTACTCTATCTATAATAGCAATGACGCCGTGGGCATAGAAGAAGAGCAGAACCGAACCGATTGCTGCTGATATTATTGTAGCAGTTTTATTGTGTTTGTCAATAGCTTGGTCGATCATCTCCTGCACTTCAGACCTACTAATAAATTCATCCCCAGGTTCCATCACTTCTCATCTCCCAAAAACTTTGCAAGAGGATCGACTCTTGTTTTAACAATTTGAACGGCTCTTTTGTAAAACATATTATCAATATTACCAGAAGTTTCAAATGTTTCTTTGATTTTCACCCAATTTTCGTAAGTATGTTGATCCATCGGTTCGTCCCCGTGATACTACTATATACTAATCACAGGTATTTCGCAGTCAACTTTTTGTGTTGATATCTTAACACTGTTGAAGAAATTGTTAAATTTGTAACTTTTCTAAACGGAAGGTGGGAGAGTCGAACTCCCAAGGGCTTTAACACCTCAACGCTTTTCAAGAGCGGTTCCGTCGCCAATCGGATTGACCTTCCAAATTAAGTCCTCAACGGACTTCAAAATCAAGTCGTCTTACTTTACGTTGACGACGTGCTTCTTGCCAAGCAATGTCTTGAGAAGTAAGCACACTTTTGTTTTGATTTTCTTTTAGAGAGTTTAGCATGACAATTCGAGATAAGTCAAGTGCCGAAATCTTGTCTCCACGAATTGTTGCCATATTAGGACACCCACAAGTAACTGTTTTTGATGGGTGTCCTGTTAATTCTTTATTGCAATCTTTACATCTTATTGAAATCATTTTTCTTCATCCTTATCACTGTAAATGTGATCTCAACATCCATACAAATTTACCATGAGATTCCATTAAGTCTTGAACTAGATTGGCAGTTGCATAAGACTTTTGTTCTTCTGCTTCTTCCGAAATCTCTGCCATTAACTCACAAAACTTGGTGTTATTATCCAGAAGTTCCTGAAGCATTTCTTTTGCTCCAGTTGAACTTGCAGACTCTTTGATTTGAGTCACTTCAAGCATTCTTGAAAGAGAACTTAATGGTTTTACATTTAAGTATCTCATATGTTCAGAAAGACGATCAATCTCTTCAAACATAGTCTCATACTGTCCACCAAAGAGTTGATGTAGTTGTGTGAAATCTTCACCAACTACATTCCAATGAAATGCCCAAGTTTTATGAAATAAAACAAAAAGTGATGACTGAGCATCACTTAAAAGTTTAAACAGTTTTTCCATTATACTCTTTTTCAATATTTATGCAAGTGGGAGCAGAGGGATTCGAACCCCCGACATTCTGCGTGTAAAGCAGACGCTGCTACCGCTGAGCTATGCTCCCGTTACCTCTGTCTAGGAATCGAACCTAGTTTCCAAGTGCGTTATCCGCCCGTCCTTACCAATAGACTACCAGAGGTTGTGGTAGGTGTTGTGGACTTTACCTATGTCCACACTCTTTACTTCTTCCAGCATTAACCAGAAGGGGTATTTGGCACCTACAGTTTGCTACTGATAGCAACTCCCCCGACAAGATTCGAACTTGTGACCTGGAAATTAACAGTTTCTCGCGCTACCGCTGCGCCACAGGGGAATGTTCTATTACTTAGAACTTACAAAATCATTAATCGTTTCTGCGTGCCCAAGAACATCAGAAAGAGTTGGATATTTTAAATCAAATCCATCCGGCAATTTGCCACCATTAGAGCATTCTGCTTTTGCAAACTCTACATGATAATTATCCGAAAGCATCGCATAAGCTTGCTTAAAAACTTCAAATCTAAGTTGATAAGGCGTCATAAGTATTCTCCTATGAAGTGTGTTTGTGTGTTTATAGAACCCGAAGGTTCAGAGCGGAGTATCGGAATCGAACCGACGACATCTAACTTGGAAGGATAGCGTTCTACCGCTGAACTAACTCCGCTTATAAGACAATTATAAACTATTTAAGTTTGATTGTCAAGTGCCCCTGGTAAGATTCGAACTTACACTGTATGGATTCTAAGTCCACCTTCTCTACCATTGGAATACAAGGGCTGGAGGCGGGGGATGGAGTTGAACCACCTACCTGAAGCTTATGAGACTTCTGTGCAACCATTACACTTCCCCACGATGATGGATTAAGTGTGATACACCTCATAAGGATGTAACAGGGACTTAACCTCTGTCTTTATATATTAGGGTATTTTCAAAAATTTGTCAATCTCTCACTGAAACAAATAGTCCTTCCATTCAGAAACTTTTGTTTTCTGAATATCAAGTATTACTCTACTAATTGGTGCTTGCGGAATACTCTTTAAGATCATATTAGTCTCTTTAAGAAGTTTATTTCCTTTTTTGAGATTACAAGATGTGCAACAAGCAACTAAATTATCCCAAGTATCTTTACCACCTTTTGAGCGGGGAATTATGTGGTCAATTGTAAGGTCATTTTTAGACTCACAATACTGACACTCATAATCATCCCGTTTATAGATGAGTGCTCTCGTCGGGTAATCTGATCTTCCATAGGAAAATGGAATTTTCACATAATTCACCAAACGAATAATTCTCTTGGAGATAAGTTTTGCTTTCTGTTTGAAAAGTAAAACTATTGCACGTTTCCAATTAGTGAAGTGTAGTGGCTCGTAAGAACTATTCAAAACTAGTATAGTTGAGTGTGGTTCTACTAATTCCATTTTCCTATCACACCTCTTGTTGCTATTTAGATTTAAATGGCACCCTCTGCAAGATTCGAACTTGCGACTTCTTGGTTCGTAGCCAAGCACTCTGGTCCACTGAGTTAAGAGGGTATGGCGAAGGGCCAGAGACTTGAACTCTGATCTTCGGTTTTGGAGACCGAGATGCTACCAATTGCACCAACCCAACAGAAAAAGGGATTACTCCCCAGTTCGCTCAAAGTGCTATTGCTCAAACGGCAACAGCAGTTCTGCGGAAAGATACGATGTTGTTGAGATTTATTCTCAGAACCCTCTGCCCAGTCGAATGCCAGTTCATCCCCAAGAGTGGAGATGTGGGGAGTCGAACCCCAGTGTTGGACAGATTGTTGCCCCATTAGGGGCAATTCCAGAACTAGGATTCGAACCTAGACGTACACCTTCAAAGGGTGCTGACCTGCCAGTTAGTCGATTCTGGATTGTATGAACTATCTGGAAATTTCAGATAGTTGAGAGCCCTCAGTCGGATTTGAACCAACGACCTACTCATTACTAGTGAGTTGCTCTACCACTGAGCTATAAGGGCGGGGTGTCGTATGGGAATTGAACCCATCTAGGTAGTTCCACAAACTACTGCCTTAACCACTAGGCTAACGACACAAGGCAGTGGGTAGAATTGAACTACCGACATAGAGGGTATGAATCTCTTGTTCTACCACTGAACTACACTGCCAAAGTGGACGCTGACCTGCTGGTTACTCTTTCTGAAGAGGGAGGCGTCAGTCTTTTATATCCTAGCAAGCACCTTGCTGGAGTCCTACGGAAGTGGTTGGATTCGAACCAACGGATGCCCTTAAAGAACATCGGCGGATTAGCAATCCACTGCATTAGACCTCTCTGCCACACTTCCTTAATGTTGCCTTAAGGCAACAATGGAAACAACTGGACTCGAACCAGTGCTCTTTCGATTATCAGTCGAATGCTTTACCAACTAAGCTATGTTTCCTGGTCGGAATGACAGGATTCGAACCTGCGACCCTCTGTTCCCAAAACAGATGCGCTACCAAACTGCGCTACATTCCGTGGTAGTCCTAACGGGATTTGAACCCGTGTCTTCACTGTGAAAGAGTGATGTCCTCACCACTAGACGATAGGACCATGATGCTACAACCACCAAGGAGGAATACTCCACAGGCAGCGTAGCAACGACCCATACGGGATTTGAACCCGTGATCTCCACCGTGACAGGGTGGCGTGATAAACCGCTACACTAATGGGTCAAGGTGGGCAGGGAGGGATTTGAACCCCCGTAGGCAGAGCCAGAGGTTTTACAGACCTCCTCCATTAACCACTCGGACACCTACCCGAACAGTTTATGTTTAATGACCGAACTGTAGCGGTCAATGGGTCTGGTGGGACTCGAACCCACGATATACTGGTTAAAAGCCAGGTGCATTAGCCGCTATGCAACAGACCCATTAAAGGTTTAGATTGTCAAGGTGCTGGTGGTCTCTCAACCACTCCTTAAGAATACCACAGAACCCGTTGGGAATCAAGTGGTTTGTGCCAGTTCCAGAAGTGGTCCTAGGCACTTGGGGTCTCGTTCCCCCACCAACTCAAGTAATATACCAGGGTTTGGACCCCAATGGCAAATGATACGACCAGTTGAACAAGTGGCACAAAGCATAAAAAAAGGGAGGAAACTTTTGGTTTCTCTCCCCTGTATTTTGCTTTATGGATTACATCTTACATATGTCTTTCCATATCCGCAAACAGGGGAGCACCCTCAATATGCCAATAGCGGCAATCGAGAATACTAAACTGTTTGGTGGGCATTGGATAAGACATTGTTTTCGACCTAAGTATGTTTATTTATAAGAGTTTTCTTATAAATTTTCAACCCTTTGCTTCTTTACGGGAATTTTTTTCCTCTGCAATTTCTGCTCTACGGGATTTAACTAATTTAGCAATTTCTTGAAGTGCTTTACGAGCGCGAGTTCCTGCAGAATTGTTTCCTGTAGTAAATTTTTCATCTTCTACTTTCCACACTTCAACAGCATTTAAGAGTTCTTGTGATACTGACATAATAACCTTTAAGTAAATATAAGGATAAGTTATTTATACATTTTAAACACAATCCTCTTTCCAAGGAGCACAAAGTCTTATTTCTCCACCTAAAGACTTACATTCTTTACTATAACACTTAGAATTATCTAGAGATTTCTTTATCAACCTGGGCAAAGGTACTCTAGGTGGTTCTGAGTGTCTTGTCAAGCGTTCATATTCTCTGATTGCTTTATCTACATCTCTTTCGACTCTCCTCTCCACCACACCAGGATCTTGGAGCAAAACATCGTTGATTATGGTCTGAGGGAACAGAGACCTCTGTACCTCGTCTAGAAGGTCCCAGAGACGCTCTGAGGAGACTCCAGAGCATTGTGAGAGGGTTGCTACGATACCACTGAGTATTACGCTTATGAGGATTATCTGCTTCTTGTCTGATTTCTTCTTTCCGAAGTTAAAATTAAACATAAAAAAAGAGGAGTAGCAACCGCTCCCCTCTATTTATTATTCGGTTTTCATTCAATCATACACGCGAGTAGCAAATTCTAGCTACACCTTGACTAGGTGAAGCAATAGTAGAGAATGCACCATAAGACAAGTCAAGGTCTCTACCCGCGATATAAGGACCGCGATCATTTACACGCACAATTACTGATCTTCCATTTGATTGATTGGTTACGCGCAATCTAGTTCCAAAGGGAAGTGTTTTATGTGCTACCGAATTTCCATAAGCATTGTATCTTTCTCCATTGGCAGTTATCTGCCCGTGATACCCATCACCAACTCCATAGTGTGATGCGAGTGAACATCCGCTCGCTGCCTTTGCTTGAAGGGGTGCTAGTCCTGCAGTGGCAAGGGCTAAAATCGAAAGTGTTTTAAAAAGCATTAAAATTAATAGAACTCTACATCCGTATAGAAGAGGGGTCCACCCTTTTCTCAAAGGGCATCTTCCACGGCTCTAAATTAAAATCAAAGTCTCATAATAAAAAAGATTCACATAGTTGTGAATCTTAACATTATAAGTGAGTATTTATGGATTGTCAATCTTCTGGTTCTAGAGAGACAATTTCCAGTTCATCACTTTCTGGTTCAATCCACTCATAGAACTCAGCAAGAATTGCGCGGGCATCCTCTTTATGAATACTCATATCAGCAGCACGATCAAGAGACCAAGTTCTCACATGCGCCACGATATCTTCAGTCGTTGCGGTCATAATAGTCTTTTCGGTAGAAC